TTAGGGATTACACGGGTGGTTTCTGGCGTAAGTGGGTTGTGTTGAACTTCACACGCAAGTTTCAGGGCGCAGACGCAGACGTCAATATCGCGCAGTCTATCATTGAGTCAGACCTATCGGGCATTGCATCGTGGGCGTTAGAGGGTGCTGCACGTCTGGAGTCACGCGGGGGCTACCAGATACCCCCTAGCTCTGACGTGGCCTTGTACCAGTGGCGCCACAGAAGCGACGTCGTTTTGCGCTGGGTAGAGGAAACGGGGCTAAAACCACAGGATGACGCGCAGATTTCGCAATCCCTGCTTTATCAGGCTTTTGATGCCTGGATTTCAGCAAACGGGCATCAGCGCGTAACTTCCGCGACTTTTTCGGAAAGATTGCAAAATGCAGGATTTCGACAAATCGCAAAACGAGGAATTCCACACTTTTTCGCGAAATATTCGCCAATTTCGGAGTGAAAAACACGTGAAAAGTGCAAAAGTCAGTTTCAGCGCGACTAGACCCAGGTGTGAAGATGCAGTGTTCATCGGCATTGTAGCGTTTTACTCCACAGGTATCCTAGGCAAGCTCGATTTTGGGCATAGTTTTAGGGACAAGGGGGTCAGATTTTGTAAAAGATACTCTAAAATATGGTTTACATAGGATATATGTGGATGGTTTTCCTACGATGCCGATGGGCAGGGCATCGTAGAGGGTGGGTCTAAAATACCCGAACATTGTTTTGAGTTGTGGATAACTTATCGGGGCTGTGGACAAGTGGCGAGCGAGCATCAAGAACAGAGGAAAGTTGCCACGTGGCTGCGTGAAAGGGGCCATATCCTCGTTTTTTCGGCAATTCCTCTAGGTGGCACTCGAAACGAGGAAACCGCTTCCGCGCTGTGGGCAGAAGGGGTGTCACGTGGTGTGCCTGACATACTCGTGTTTACACCCTTTCTTGGCTACGTGGGGCTAGCACTCGAAATGAAGACAACCACAGGGGTTGTTAGCGTGTATCAGCATAGGTTCCTGCGCGCGTTGCACGCGTGTGGCTGGTATACGTGCGTGGCGTATGGTGCAGGTGCAGCTATCTCGGTATTGACCGCGTGCTATCCGCACGCAAAGCGAAAGGTGTATCATGGTAGTGATTTCAGTGATTGTTGGTGATACCGTTACGCGTTTCGACATCGTGCGCGTGACTAACATACTAGTCGTGTGGAATGAAGAGACACAATCATATAAGCTACTCGTCTGTGTGGGGTCCACAGGAGGATGGCGGCTAGTGGCTCGATTCGAGCCAGATGACAGCCTGGAATGGACGCAGGCTTGTAAAGCGGCTAAGATACGTGCGGAAACTGCACGCAGTGACATCATGCGTGCACTTCGACAAGCGCGAGTCAGGGCAGCACCCGAAAGCGTGACGATAGAGGCTGACGCTGTATGAACAAACGAACGCTTGAACTACTGCATAGCGAGGGGCTACGCGTTGTGCGTCAAGGTGGCTGGGTGTCCCTAGAGTTCACGTCTAACGAGGGTGCAGGGATAGCTGTGGTGTTGACCGTAGGGGCAGCGCGAGCGCTAGGGCTGTGTCTACGCAAGGCGACTGACGGGGCTATGCCACCTGACGTCAGGCGCGTACAGGCTGACTCGATAGCGTGCAAGGTGGGGTGTATCGATGGGCGTTGATGCGTTGGTGTTCGCAGGCTGCGCGCTGGCTAACGTGCTGTGGTTAGCTGTGGGTGCGTCGGTTTGGTTCGCATACGTGGCACGCAGCCGGGGGCAGGGTGGCGACGATGACGAGTAGCCTAGAGCTAGCATCCTGGGTGCTGTGGGTTCTGTCGCTGCCCCCTGTGGTTCTGCACCTAGAATCGAGCGAGCAAGAACCGCAGGAACGCGAGCGCAGGGGCACGCAGGAACGCGCAGAAAAACGAGGGTGCCTAGGTGCAGGAAAAGCGCTCGATAAGGCGCAGAAAAGCCCCCAGACCCCCTAGTGTGGGTCCTTCCAAGGGGGTAGGGCTATTGACCGAACCGCGCGGGTCAACTTGATAACCGTAAATGTTACTGAAAACGAGTAAACCCGCTCTAAATCTCAACAACTTGGCACGAAAGGTGCATGAAATGCAGAAAATCCAAGACTCGCAGAATAACCCCGCACACAAAACCGCGCAGAACATGCAGCGGCGCAACCGATGGGTGGCACTGCGCACGCGCGCAGCCGTCGCATCTGCCCGCGTGTTGCACGTGCTGGCTACGTTGCGCACCGCTCTGCGGGGCACCACACCCGAAAACGAGCAACTAGAGGAACGGCTAGAGGCTGCGTGTAGGATACGTGACGTAGTGTATATTACAAACAACCCCGCTAATTGGGCTGACAGCTACCCGTTTATACACGTTGACGCACAGATACAAAAAACCTACGCGCCTGTTTTGCGCAAGCAAACCCATAAGGCGTTTTGGCTGGGTTGGCATTGCGGCGTGTTGGCTGCGTTTGCTGTGTTGGCTGTGGTGTGGTTCGCTGTGTAGTATGTTAGACCACCTGCCCCCACTTCCAGACTTGCCCGTTACTGACGCGCAGCGCGTGTTAGAGCGTGTAACGTTGTCCGATTTTGCACAACGCGCAGGGCTATCGCTGCCCGCTGTGAGCAAGGCTGTAGGCGAGGGGCGCATAGTGCGTGGTTTGGATGGGCTGCTAGAGTGGCCCACAGAGTTTGACCGCTACGTTTCAAACACGCGCATGGATGCCGATAGGCTAGCGGCGTTTACAGGCATAGCAGGCGCAGACGTCGCGCTAGACTTCCAGGGTGCACGCAGCCGACTAACCGCAGCCAAAGCTGAACAGGAGGAAATGAAGCTAAAACAGTTGCGCGGTGAGTTGATACCCGTACAGGATGCGCTAGCTGTAGCAGGTGGCATATTGCAAACGCTAAAAGAACGTCTGCAACTACTGCCCGATAAGCTAGCGCTACAGCTTGCACAGACTAGAAACCCTGTGGAAGTTCGGCGCATACTCTATGACGGCATAGCAGACACACTGCAAGTTGCAGCGGACAGCCTAAGTAATGCACGATTCGACAATCGCTAAAGAGTATCTGCACGCGTCTCTAGTAGAGACGATACGCCCATTGCAACAGTTGTGGTTAGATGAGTTTGCGTATCGACATCGTGAGCTAACCGCAGAAGCATCAGCGTATGTGGGCAGGTTTGACGTGGGTTTGACCCCACCTATGCGCGACGTCTACCGCGCAATTAGCGACTGTAACTTTGACGTGCAAACCGTCGTTTGTGTGCTGGGTGCGCAGAACGCAAAAACAGACCTATTGATAAACGCTGTGGGTCAAGCCATTGTCAACGGTGGCCCCACTATGGTTGCTTTTCCGTCGCGCGAGTCACTGAACTCATTTCAGACGCAGCGACTAAATGCAATGTTCAATAACCCTATGGCTAACGGACAGCCTAACCCTGTGTGGGAAAAGCTACGGCTAGCACGTGAAACCAACAAGCGCGCAGTGTCTAATATGCGCACGCGTCAATATCCAGGCGGGTTGCTGTCGTTGGTGTCCACAGGTTCATCAAATAACCTGAACGGTCCACCCATGCGCCGCGTGTTCTATGATGAGGTTGACAGAGGCAAGGCGAGCGTGGGCGCCGATGGCCCACCCGTGCCGCAGTTGCGTAGGCGTACAAACGCAATGCCTAATCGCAAGTTACTGTTTCTGTCAACGCCTACGGTGCGTAACAAGTCACCTATTCAGCGCGAGTTCTGCGCGACTGATATGGGTTTCTGTTACGTGCCTTGTCCGTTCTGTGGGTGGCGTCAGGTGTTGCGCTTTCAACCTGACAAAGACAGGCACCCAGGCGGGTTGTATTGGGAAACAAGCGACGCAGAAGTAATGTACCTATGCGAAAACTGCAAAGGTCTAATTTCAGAAGATTACAAAATAGGTATGTTGAAACAGTACGAGTGGCGCGGTGGGGGTTATGACAAATGGACAAACCTAGTAAATGGGCACGCTATCCCGCGTGACACTATGGCTAGAGGGTTTCATATGTCCACTCTGTATAGCCCGTTCTATTCGTGGTCTGAAATTAGGCGCGATTGGCTGAAAGCGCGCAATGTGCCTAGCGAGTTACAAGGGTTCTACAACTTGACGCTAGCCGAGTTGTATGACTCACAGGATATAGCGAGCATTGTTGTGGAGCGCACGATACCCGAACACCCACGCGTGAAAGATTGCGGTGCAGGTAGAAATGTCGAGTGCCCCCCTGGGTCTGTAGCTGTGACGATGGGTGCAGACGTGCAGCGCGACAGAATCGAGATATCAGCTATCGCGTGGGGTGAGCACGAACGCGGCACGGTTATAGACCACCACGTGTGTTACGGGCGTACTGAAACAAAGCCTAGTGTACCTGACTCGGTTTGGCAGAAGTTCACAGAGTACCTGTTACGCGAGTTCACGCACTCCGATAAGAAAGGTATGCGTGCAGTTGCTATCTGTGTGGATACAGGTTACGCCAAAGTGCTAGAGCACGTACACGATTGGTTTAGAAACCTGCCACCTAAGTTGAAAGCGCGCGTCATACTGATAAAAGGCGACGCAGACCCTAAAGACCCACACGCCACACTGTGGCCCAAACAAGCGACAGCAAGCAAAGAAAGCGTGCAGAAGTGGGGGCACGCAGTTACTAACATACGTGTCGATATTGGAAAAGACACAGTGTTTAGGATGTTAGAGCACGGGCTAGACGGCATCGAAAGCGAGTGTTTGCTATTCGCTGACAACCCTGTGTTTGACAGCGAGTATTTTCGCGGCGTGTATTCAGAGGAGAAAATCACCAACGCTAACGGACTAGATGAATGGGTGCAGAAAGTGCGCAAAAATGAACCGCTAGACTGCATCGTTTACGGGTTGGCTGCCCTGCGTGCCTGGGTAAGTAGAGGGGGGCGCCTGCGCGACCACAGCGGGCTTGCCAGCACTAGAGTTAGACGGCATAGTCTAGCAGGGGCAACAGAACCCGACGGGGATACCTGGGTATGACTGACGACTACACAGAGGATGACTTGGCCCGAATCGCGCGTATACGCGCGTCAGGTGTGGCGAGCGCTACCCAGCGCGACGAAACCACCACGTTTAGAAGTGATGCAGAGTTGCAATCGCTTGAACGTGAATTGCTGCGCAAGGTGCGTGGTAAGAAACGCAAAGCGTATGCGGTACTAGCACACAACAGGGGCACCTAATGAGGCTGTCAAATCTCTATGGGGCACCCGTAGCGCGCGAGCAAGCTACCCCAGCGCTGGCACGGTCTTTCGAGGGGGCCACGCGCACCAAGCGGTTAGCAGGCTGGAACCCCACGCAAACGACGTTCAATAAGGACGTTGAACACGGGGGCAAGATACTGCACGCGCGCACCGCAGACCTTATCCGTAATGACCCCCTCGTAAAGCGCACGCTTATCGAGTTCGTCAATTCGCTAGTGGGTGTGCACGGAATTAGGCCCGTTGCAGCGTCGCCAGACTCACGACTAAACGACAAACAGGATGCACTATTCAAGCAATGGGCCACAGCGTGTGACGCGCGACGCGTAGGAACGTCTGGGGGTCTGTCGTTTGCTGGAATCCAGCGTATGCTAGCAACCATGTTTTGGACGCATGGTGAGGCACCCGTTTTGCGCGTGCGTACAGAGCTAGACGGTAAGACGCCCGTGCCTGTGCGCATACGCCCGTTGCACCCTACGCAGATTGATAGTTCGCTAATGTCGCCTTTGCTGCGTGAGGGTTCACGTACGTGGCTGGGTGTTACGCTAGACGCTGGGGATTCTGTCACGGGCTACCACGTCAAGGCGCGTGCAGTATCAGAGGACATCGGCGCACGCTCACAACATTTTGATGTTGACGATTTAGCGCTGTGTTTTGAACACCTAGAAGCGGGCCAGATTCGCGGCGTCTCGCCACTGGCACCTATCGTGCTAACGCTGCGCGATTTGCAAGACGCAGCCGATGCTGAACGCGTGCGTATGCGCGTCGCTGCGTGTTTTTCAACCATCATCGTTGGCGAAGATGATGACGAGCAAGACGAATTAGGACCGTTGCTAACTAAAGATGGTGAAACGCCCGTGTATAGTATGTCGCCTGCGGGTGTCTATTACGCACGTGGCGCTAAAGACATCATCAACCCAACGCCGCAAAGCGCAGGTGGCTGGAAGGATTTTGACTCATCACACCTTATGCGCATAGCAACAGGTGTGGGGCTTAGTCTTGACCGCTTGTCTGGCGATTTGTCTAAGTCGTCATATAGCTCGATTCGCATTGGCGATATTTCTTGGCGCACGCACGTAAACGCGTTTGCAGAGTTGTTCTTTATCCCGCTGTGTTTGGCGCCGATATATACGTGGTTTGTTACCGCTGCGGTTACGTCTGGTAAGCTACCAGAAAAAGCGCTGAACTACGCACCATCTTGGCTACACCCTGTGTGGCAACAAGCCGACACAGAGTCACAGTACAAAGGTGCTAAAGCTAAGGTGCGCTGTGGGGCCACTAGCCCCCAGCGTATGCTAGCCGAGGAAACAGGCGAGACGAATTGGAAACGCATAGTTGACGAAACCGCAGAATTTAGCGCGTACTGCAAACAACGTGGTGTGTCGTTTGAAACTATGGTTGAACAGATAGCCGCTAACGGGCAGGTGCAAAGCGTCAAGGGTAAAGAGCCACAACCGACAGAGGAACCCCCACCCGCGCAAGAACCCGAATAAAACGGGTTTACTCGCACTCGGCAGGGGTGTAATAGAGGAGCCATGCGACTAGTTCACACACGACAAGCCCTGATTTCGCTAGCCCGCGCAGAGGGTGCTGACGTGCCCCCACAGGCTGCGGAAGCGCTGCCCGATGACGCCGCACCCGCTGTCCGTGATGGTGCGGTAATCAGCTACCGCAGGGGTAATAAGGAATCGGATGACCCATCCGAGAAATCGGACAGCTTCGATATTGTGCTGGCTACTGAAACGCCCGTGCGTGAGCGTGCGTTCGATTGGGATACGCTGCGCGTCATCGAATATGAATCCGTGCTGTCTATGGATGGCGCGGATATTTCGCGCATGAATAACGCACCGTTCCTGTTGCAACACTCGCCTAGTGTGCACACGACGCTGGGTGTTGTGACTAACCCGCGCATCGAAAACGGTAAGCTAGTAGCCACTGTGCGTGGTTCGCTGCGCGCTGAAATGCAAGGGTTCTTGCAAGACATCGAAGCGGGCATTTTACGTCAAGTGTCGCTTGGTGCTAACCCCGTAGAAACCACTTGGACTGAACGCGCAAATAGTGTACCGCTTGCCACTCACGTACGGTGGCAAGGTCTAGAGGGTTCACTAGTTGCTATCGGTGCAGACCCTAACGCAGTAACGCGTGCGCTACGCGCGCAAGTTCAACCCGACAACAAACCCGCAGAACCACAAAACGAGGGTACAGACGAAATGAAGCTGAACGTAAAAGACGCTTTCGAGTTCATCCGGCGGGCAGAACGCCTGGGTATTGACAGCAAGACGGCTGAAAGCCTTATCGATGCTCACCCAGACGCCACGCTCGATATGCTTACGGGCGTAGCACACCAACGCGCAGCGGCTAGCGCAAAGCCCGCACCGTCGTCTGTGGGTGATAACGAAACGATGCAGGCGCAGGCTGTGTCTGAGGGTATCACGCTCGCTATCATGCGGCGTGCAAACCCGGACAATCCGCGCATCAAGGCGCAGTTTGAAGCCAACGAAAAGGCTGGGGGGCTTGCCCGTCAGTTTGCAGGTATGTCGCTGCGTCGCATGGCTGAACAGATGCTTTCGCTTGACGGCATCAACACGCGCAACATGGATGAAACCGACATCGCACGCATGGCAGTGGGTATGGTTTCGGGTGATGTTCGTGAACGTCAGATTCGACGCGCAGCCACGGGCCACGGCATCGGTAGCTTTCCGAACGTGCTGGCTAACACTGTCTCGCGCGTCATCGCTGATGGTTATGAGTTCATCCAACCCACGTATATGCTGCTAGGCACCCGTCAGGATTTGCCTGATTTCCGCGAGACGAATTTCGTTCGTCTTTCGGATATGCCCACGCTGCGCAAGGTGGGTGAAAATGGCGAAATCAAGCGTGCGGTTCTGCGCGATGCCAAGTCAGGTATGCGCCTTGCGCGGTACGGTCTGATTATCGGCATCAGCTATGAAGCAATCATCAACGATGATTTGGGCGCGTTTAGCGACTTGTCCAACGAGTTCGTTGACATCGCACGCGAAACGGAGGCTGACGTAGCGTGGGCGCCCATCATCGGAAATGACGCTTTCGCTGATGACAGCGTGGATTTTTTCCATGAAGACCATGGAAACATCAGCGACGTTGCAGAGCGGCCCAACGCAGCCACGCTCACGGACGCGCAACGCTTGATGCTCGCGCAGCGGGCTAAGGGCAGCACCGACGGACAGCCAGGGCGTTACCTGCGTCTGACGCCGCGCACCATCTTCACAGGCACGCAACTCTTTGGCGACGCGCAGCGCTCGCTAAATGACCGCATCTATCCCACGTCACCCACTGGCACGATGCCCGAAGCGCTGCGCGGGCAGTTTGCGCCACCTGTGTGCGAACCTCGCCTTGACGCGCTGAACGCGGGGCTTTCGTGGCTTGTCACGGCTGACACGTCGCGACGTGCTGGCCCCATCAAGTATGGGTTCCTGCGCGGGCAGGAACGCCCTGTGATTACCTCGCGCGAGGGTTTCGAGGTTGAGGGGGTAGAAATCAAGGCGTCGCACAGCTTCGGCGCAGGGCTGTACGATTACCGTGGTGCGGTGCTGTTCACGGCTGCGGAATAACGCACACACGTCACAGACAACACAGACGACACACGACACAGCTAGCGAGGTAAACAGATGGGATATCCTGTGATGAAAGAAAGCGGATTGAATATCCGCCTGACGGCAGGGCAAGCGTACACAGCCGGTATGATTGTAGCCGCTACTAGCACGCGTGGTGGTGGGGCTTTCGGTATCGCGCTGCAAGATGCAGCGTCGGGTGATGAACTCGACATTGCAACGGAGGGTGTCTTTACCGAAATTCCGAAAGTTTCGGGTGAGGCGTTTGCAAAGTTCGATAAGCTGTATATCGATTCGACTACAGCAACCGCGCTGAAACTGACGAAACGCCCTGTGGGGCCGCATTTCGGTTACGCAATGGAAGTTGCGGGCAGCACGGACACCACAGCAACCGCGTTCGTGGATGGCACCACTTACAAAGATGGTGGCGTTATCTGTCTGTCTGGCGTGCTGGATTCCACGGGTGGGCGCGCTATCGGTACGCACAATATCCCAGGCTTGGTGGTTCCTGCGGGATACAACATCAAACAATCCCGGTATCGCGTAACTACAACGCACACGTCTGGGGGCAGCGATGCAGCGACCATCGCGCTTGCAGAATCCGGGGGTAGCACCATCGTTACCGCTGTAGCTATCAGCAACGGGGGCAACCCTTGGGACTCGGGTGGCTGGGTTGCGGGTGCGCAGGATGGCACGGCTGCTAACATCAGCACCACCACAGCGACGGCTGCACGCCCTGTGCAAGCCACGATTGCCACACAGGCACTCACCGCAGGTGTGATGATTGTGCAAGTCGAGTGCGTTCCAGCTAACGCCTAATGCGTGGTTCTATCGGCATAAACTCGGCTCTGATTACTTCATCAATAGATGAGGTTTACGCAGTGCCGTGCACGTTTACTGTCGATGGCGCACAGCATGAAAGCAAAGGGCTATTTGATTCCGCAGACGAACGCGTTGACGTAGCATCGGGGGCAACGACCCTAGCTGTTACGTTGCGCGTTCGTGCTGCGGTGCTGCCCGCAGGTGTGAAGCGACAAACGCGCGTCAGTGTAGACGCAGCCGATGGGGGTAACTTCATTATCGAAACGTTAGAGCACACGGGTAGGGGGCGCGTTGTGCTCACACTTAGTAGGGTGCGCGCGTGACGATGGCACTGTTCAACGCGTTGAAATCAACGCTTGCAGCGGATAGCGCTATTGCAGACATCATCGGTGCTGACGGCGTTGTGTATTTCGCGCGTATACCCGAATTGCAGAGTAGCGAGTTTACAGCTACGGCTACAGGTTTTATCAACATACTTCCAGGCGAGGATGCACTAGACCGGGATAGAGACGCTAACGGCGTTTGGGTTTTCAAACGCACCACACCTGTTGATTTGGAGTGTTTTCTATTAGACAACTCTGACAGCGATTCTGTGGAGTCTGGCGACGAATTGCTTTTTACGCGTCTAATTGAGTTTGCGCAGGAAGTGCTAAACGCGCTGTTTGTGCGCAAGCCTGCGCTTGCAGGTGTGAGTATTGACAACATCAGCCGAATCGGTATTGAATACGGCGTTGCAGTTGGCGACGATAAGATAGGCGCTGCTAAGGTTACGCTAGAAGTGCAGACCACGCAGTCGCTAGAGTGGAATGGGCAAGGGGCACACCCGCTAACGCGCATCAACACGAACACGGAAACAACTAACGGCGCAACTGTGTATCAAGAAAACGCAGTGCAGCAAGACGAGGGATAACCCATATGGCTCTGTTGTCGATTCCTAGGTCACTCCGAACCCCTGGCACCTATGTCGAAGTGCGGGGGGCACCCGCGCGCACCCCTACGCGCCCAAAGGCGTTCCTCGTGGGGCAGGTGACGTCTGACGCGACCGTAACCGCAGGGGTGCCTGTGCGCTGCCTGGGTGCCAGCGACGCAGAGGGTAAGTGCGGCGTTTCGTCCGTGTTGGCTGCCATGGCGCGGGCTTGGTACGCTAACAACGTAGCCGCAGACCTATGGCTGTTGCCCCTAGCGGACCCAGGTGGGGGTGCCGCTGCGGAAGCGACCATCACCATCGATGACGGACCCACAGCAAGCGGCACGTGGAATGTATATATCGGCGGTGTGCATGTACCCGTTGCTATTGTTGCGGGCTTGACCGTCGCGCAAGTCGCAACCCGTCTAGGTGCAGCCGTCAACGCAAACAAGCGTTTGCAATGCACCGCTGCGGTTGTGGACGAAGTGGTAACGCTTACGTTTGTGCACGATGGCACCATCGGCAACGGCTATGACGTGCGCTTCAATTTCAAGGGTTCGGCTGCGGGTGAGGTAACGCCCGCAGGGCTTGGCTACACGCTGACGAACTTCACGGGTGGTTCGGGCACTGTGTCGCTGTCTACCATCGGCACGATGCTTACGGGTCACAGCTTTCGATGGCTGGTACACCCGTACGGCACAACCACGCCGCTTGACAACGTCAAGACTGAAATGGAGTCGCGTTGGAATTACGCGCGACAGGAATGGGGTACGGCGTTTAGCGCGTATGGGGGCAGTTACGCTAACGGCGCAAGTGCCGCAGCGGCACGTAACAACAAATATGAGGTTCTTTGGGTTTACCGCGCAGGCGAAACGCTCGGTTCAGGCACAACTGACCCCCGTGGCGAGGGTGCGCGCATCGGGCATCCCACGCCGCTCTATACGTGGGTTGCTGCCCATACGGCTGCGTATACCGCCGTTGTGGGGGTTCTTGCGTCGCGTGGCGCGGTTGATGTCGAAGTGCGGGGGGTGCACGGCTGTGACGAACTCGATAAGGTGTCCGCGCTTGACACGTCAGAGCTTTTGCTAGAGTCGGGTGCTAGTTACAGCACTGTCGATGCGCAAGGTCGCGTGCATATTGGTGACGTCATTTTGACGTATCGCCTTGATGAATCGAACGCTGCGGATTCCTCGTGGTATTCTGCAAACGTTACGGAAATTCTGGGTTCTTACGTGTTGCAGGTGCCTAAGTGGGTGGCGCAGGATTTCCGAAATCACTTGCTGTATCCTGACGGTGCTCGAGTGTCGGCTAGCGTGCCTGTGGTCACACCCGCAATCGCGAAAGCTAAAGCGGTAGAGTATTACCGCAAAGGCGAGTTTGCGGGTGTGGTGCAAGATTCGGACGCTTACGAGCGGTCTATTCGCGTGACCATCAACACGGATAATCCCGAAATGCTCGATTACGAAACGCTACCAGACCTCGCTAACGCGTTCAAAATCGGACGATGGTCTGTTGAGTTCACGCGCTAACGCGCACACCACAGGGGGGTTAGAACATGGCTGCGCAGGCTGGTATTGCATTTATTCGCGCAGGTAGTAAGCAACTATCTGCCAAAGGTTCGCTGAACGTCAAGCTACAGGATTACGAGCGCAGTGTGGAAGTTGATGCGCTGGGTGGGGTGCACGTAACAAAAAAGGTTGCTGTGTGCTATGTTGACGGCACGTTTTACTTGCGCGACAGTGACGAAACTAAAGACATTGAAGCGCAAGCGGAAAACGTGGCCGTTACTGTGCAAATGGCTAGTGGGCGCACGGGTACGCTGCGCGACGGAACCCTAGTGGGTGAAATCGTGGTGAACACAGAAGAGGGTACGTTCAACGCGCGATGGGAAGGCGTCGGCGCGTGGGATAGACTCCAAAACGGATAAGGTGACATCGTGAACTTGCCAACTGTGAAGCTATCGCGCCCCATCAACGTTGCGGGTGTGACGAAAACCGAACTTGTCGCGGTAAAAGAACCCACAGCGCGCGTGCTGCGTCGCGCTAAAGGGCTAGAACCCGGTGAGCTAGCCGCAGCGCTTGCCTGCGATATGTTCAACCTGACAGATGCCGAGTTCGATAGTATGGCGCTTGCTGACGCTATGCAGGTGGTGGCCGTAACTGCCCCCTTTCTTAGCGCTAGCTGAATCGTATAAAGGGCACGTCAAGCGCGTATTTGGCGATTTAGCGTATCTAGGCAAGTGGACCGCAAACGACATACTAGATACGCCACTTAGCGAACTCTCGTGGTGGCATAGTGCCGTTATAGACGCCTGCAAGCGTGCAAACGGAGTGCCCTAAAAGTGGCTAGCAACACACCCGCAATTAGTACCGCGCTGTCATTAGTTGACAGATTCACTGGCCCGCTGCGCGCTATGCGTTTCGCGTTGGCGCCGTTCGGCTCCGCGTTCAAGACCGTTGCGGGTGCTGCGCTGCACGCAGGTGCGGCGTTTGCTAAACTGTCGGGTTTTGCTGCGTCTGCAACGGGTGTGGTGGGTGCCGCTGTCGGCTCTTTTGCAAACTCTGCAAGCGACATCAGACGCTTTGCTGCGCAAGTGGGTGTTAGTTCGGAAGCGCTACAGGAATTTAGGCTAGTCGCTAGCGGTCTAGGAATCGAGACTGACAAAATAGACGACGGGCTAAAAGAACTCGCGTTGCGTATGGCTGAATTGCGCGCGGGTGAGGGTGCACTATCTGGCTTGCTAGAAAACGTGTCACCCAAGTTGCGCAAGCAACTGATGACCGTTACAGATACAGAGGAGGCGTTCACTATCCTAGTGCAAGCTATGAACCAACTTTCTAACGCAGGTGACAGACTGTTGTTGTCTGAATCTGCGTTTGGGGGCAGTGGTGAAACCATAGCGCGTTTTGCTGAACTAGGCGCTGCGGGATTGGCTAAGGCGCGTGTGGAGTCTCGCGCTTACGGCGTGCAGAGTGACGAAACGCTAGCCAAGACGCAGGAGGCTGCCAAAGCCTGGAACAATGCCAAGAAATCGATTGTAGGCTTGTCAGGCGCGATAGCCAGCGAGTTAGCCCCCGTGTTAGCCCCCATGGTCAAACACGTCGCTAGCTGGGTGCAGGCTAATAGGGGTGTGCTGTCACAGCGGCTAGCCGAGTATGCAAGCGCGCTGGGTGCTGCAATCAAAAGCATTGACTGGCAAGCTGTCAGCGACGCTGCGCGCGATATGTGGCAAGCTGTAAAGCCCCTAATCGAAGCGGTAGCAGCGTTGGTTACTAAGCATTGGGGCGCCATCAAGGCGTTTACCGCTGTCACGTTTGATGCAATAAAGCATATTGTTAGCACCACTGTAGCGGCGTTGGTGCGCGTGCTAAACGAGATGGTAGCGCCAATACTCGACGCAGTGTCAGGCATCAAGCAAGCGTTCACAGGGCTAGCGGATTTTATCGCTGGGGTGTTTACGCTTGATATGGACCTAGCGCTTTCAGGCATCAAAGATATCGTGCTGGGTGTGGGCAAGGTGTTTAGCAGTATCGCTGACACCATTATGACTGCATGGTCTATTTTGTCCGATTGGTTTGTCAAGCTGTGGGATAAGTTTGCGCCGGACCCCCTAAAGCGTGCGTGGGAAGCGTTCGCAGGCGCCATAGGTGCTGTGTTTGACGCTATGAAAACGCCCGTCAATTGGCTAGCCGACAAACTGTTGTGGATAGCCGAAAAACTCGCATGGATTGTAGAGACGATTTCGGGGCTAAACCCTGTGGCTGCCCTTGGTGACGCTGTAAACGCAGCCTTTGGTGCCGTCAAGTCGTCTGTGGATTCCGCGCGTGGCGCGGGTGCAGGTGCAGGTACACTCGCTGCGGGCATGATGCAACCCCCAGCTAGCACTGACAGCGGTTGGATTTCAGACGTGCTAGGCAAGACTAGAACACCTGACGGAAAGATAGTTATCGATTTTAGAAACATGCCTGCAAACGTGACAGCCACAGATGAAAGCCCCCAGGGTGCCAAGCCTGTGACGTTGAACACGGGCAAGCGTAGCGCAGGGGGCTAACCATGTATCTCGCTGCGTATGACGGAACCCCGTTCGTCTGGGTAATTGATTCAGGGGATACCGGGATGCAGGGCACGCTGGAAACGTACCCTTACAGCGCAGGCGCGTACGGGTACGATGAAACGTCACCCTCACCTGTAAACTACTCGGTTACGGGTTACGTGGATGGCCCCTTTGCTACGTCGCTGCTAAAGGCGTTGATTGAAAGCGTACGCTCTAGTGGAGTCAAAACACTAGTACACCCCATCTTCGGGCCAAAACGCGTGGTGCTGCCCCGTTTGCAGTGGGGTGCGTCGGCTGACTCGCTGGGTAGACACACGTTCACCCTGACGTGTTCAGAGCTACCCGAAACGCTCGCGCTAGCTACGTTGGCAGATATGGCGCAGTCGGCTGCGGAATTGGTTAGCGTGGCAGATGCCGATTTTCTAGCTACGTTCAACCCGCTTGCGAGTTTGGCGGTAGCAGAAGCGGCTAAAGACGCTGTCACTAAGCAAGTGCGTACCCTGGGTGCGTTTACGTCGCTGCCACTAGGTGCAGGTGACGCTAGCGACGCGCTAGCTAGGCTGAACGCTACAGCCGACACGTTGCAAACAACAGGGATGGGCGTATTTGACGCGCAGTCTTTCCTAGACGACGTGCAAAAGGTTATGGATGCGCTTCCGTTCAGCGTTTTGCTACAAAGCCCCTTTTCCGAACAGTCCACGGTAGACGATAACGTTTCTGGCAACTCGCGTGTTATTGCAAAAAATAGCGTCGCTACGGCTAGCGCGATGGCGCGTAAAGCATTGGCTGCCATGGTGAGCGCTGCGGCTAGTACCACGTTCACCACTGCGCAAGGGGCAGACGTAGCACGCAAAGCAATAGCCGATTATAGCACGTTGGAAATTACGCGCGTGTTCACCACACACGACGTAGGCGTAACTCTGCGCAAGGTTGCGCAGGCATCGGACAACACATTACGAAATATGGTGCTGCAACTTCCGCAGGAACGCACAGCGGTTGTTGACGTGCCCACTCTGTCTGTTGTGGCAGCGTACGAACTTACAGGGAATCCAGACTACCCGCTTGATAGCCGTAACGACAGTGCAGGAATTGTTTATGGTGCTGTGAGGTTTACCGTATGATTGCGGTACGCGTTGCGGGTGTGACTCTAGGGCAATGGGTAACGTGCAGCGTGCAGGCTAGCCTAGAGCAAGCTGCACGCACGTTTACAGCGCAAGCGCGTTTTGCGTCGGGTGACTTAGCGCAGATGGTAGAGGACATACTACCTTACGGTGCGCTGGTAGAAATATACGCAGATGGTGACAAGTGTTTGACGGGCTATCTGGAAAACATAGAAGACACACAGACAGGCGACAACTACACAGTTACTATTTCAGGGCGCAGCAAAACCTGTGACGTTGTGGATTCAAGCTGCACGGGTACTGTGTACGAAAACGTTACGCTAGGCCAGTTTGCGCGTGCTGTGGCTGGGTCTGTTGATGTCGTGTTGGCGGCTAGTGAAGACACTAGCTCTAAACCGTTTGCGCGGCGTGCTGCGGCTAGCGACGAAACGCGATTTGACGCTATCGAAAAAGCGTCGGGTGCGCGCGGGTTGATTGTTACGGATGACGCTAATGGCGCGCTAGTCATCACTCGCGTGCGCGCGTCTACGCCCGTTGCGTCGTTGGGTCACAGCTTTGGCGCACCTGCGGGTGTTACACCTGTGCTAAAAAGCTCACGTAAGGTAAATACCTCTGCGCTGTTTGCACGCTATGAAGTTCGGGGGCAGGTGGCGCCCATCGATGGCAACAAGTCGTTTGCGGGCTATGCTGCGTCAGTCACAGAACCGCTTATGGCTGCACGAAATCGTGTGCTCACCTTGAAAGCGGAAAGCGGCGCAGACCGCGAGCGGTGCGCCTATAGGGCCACCTGGGAAGCGCAATCCCGGTTAGCCAAAGCGGTGCAGATAGAGTGCCAAGTTATGGGTTGGCGCACCCCTGAACGCGTGCTGTATCAGCCAGGGCAGACCGTGCGCTTTATCGATAGCAGACGCCGTGTTGATGCGCCGTTCATCGTTAGCGCTGTGACGCTAGACGCCACAGGTACGGGGCGCACCGCATCACTCGTGTTAGTGCACCCAGACTGTTACGATGTTATAGAGCCCTTGAAGCGCAAGAAAAGCCCGCTAACGCAGGGCGCGCGCTGGAAGGAAATAGCGCAGGGGGTCACACTGTGAGCGTTAGCGTGAAGTTCGCAACGACGGTAGCCAGCGCGCAAGGCGTAGAGCACGATTCTATAGACGTGGGCACTTCCGTAAGTTCGGATGGGCGTTTGGAGTCAACGCGCACGCAGTCGGCTAGCCCGTTCGGTCTAGCTTCCGTGCCGCCTGCGGGTTCACCTGCTATCGTGTTGGACGCAGGCGAAACGCCCGTTACCATTGTAATTGGTGATACCCGTTACATGCTGCGCAATCTCGGTGCGGGTGACGTCGCGTTATACAATTCATCTGGAGCCATGGTTGTGCTGCGTGGTGATGCGGTTTTTATACCTGCGCAGAACTTGCACCTTGCAACACCTGACGGACTAACGCCGCTTGCAGCAAATAAAGGTCTAGTTACAGGGTTGGCTGTAGATTACTACACTGGCAAGACGCACGCAGAGCTAGGCAATATCAGCCTAAAAACACGGAGTGACTAACTATGGCATTTAGCGCAAGTGACGCCGCGCAGGCTATCGTAACTGCGCTAGAGGCTGAAAACCCGCGTGGTGAGTCTGAAAGCGTGCATGACTATATGGTGCGCATCGAAACCGCACGGGTCACAGCGTTGTGGGGTGTGGTGATGGCGCAGGCGCGTATTACCGTAAACGCAGATGTTGCGCTAGGCATAGCCGTACAAGTCAACATCGGGACTGGCACGGGTGCAACGACTGCGCCGGGTTCGGCAACGACGACGACAGGAACGATTGCCTAATGCTAACCGTATACAACAAAATGACGGGCGCAGAAGTGGCTTTCACGATGACGCCACGCGCTACCGATACGCTAGAGGTTCGGATAGCGCGACTTGTGACAGCGTCACTGTTGACCGATGCGCGCTGGAACAATGCCCCGCAGGGCGTCAGACCGCGAGGGTATTGGGCAGACCCAGGTAAGGGGTCAACCCTGTGGCAGTTGAGGCACAACCCGCCTACAGGCGCCCCGCAGGCACGTCTGGACGTCATCAAGGGTGCCGTCGAGTCTGCCCTTGCTTGGCTGCGGGATTCGGGCGTTGCCAGTTTCCGGGTTATGCCGTACGCTCTAGCCGAGGGTTACGGCGCCGATATCGAAGTGACCACACCCGACGGGTCTGTAACGCTAAACGTGCCTGGGATGTTGCCAAATGCCTGAAACCACAGAAACGGGCTACGTCATACCCACAGTGTCAGAAGCGCTAGCAGACGCACAGGCATCGCTGCGTGAGCATTTGCCCGCTACAGATGACCCTAGTATCCCGCTCACCTTGCCTAACGCTGTAGCTAATGTGCTAGCGCTTATGTCTGTGGTCGCTAATCGACACGTCGCTAAAGCGCTGCGCGAAACGTCGCCTGAAACTGCAACGCGTGAGGGATTGATTAGACTTGGTGCACGCAGGGGTGTGGGTCCGTTTGATGCCACGCGTTGGACAGGTTCGGCCACATTCACGGGTGTGAATACCACAGAGGTATCAGTAGGGACGGAGTTTACGCGTTCAGATGGCGCGCTGTACCGCACCACAGAACTAGGCACTGTTAGCGCAGGCGAGTGCACGGTTGACGCAGAGTCAGCCGACTATGGCGCATCGTATAACATGGATGCAGACACAGAGTGCAGGCTGTCAACGCTCGTGTCGGGTCTTGACAGCGTGGTGACGATTGCGTCTAGCAACGATGACGGCGCAGACGCAGAAGCGACAGAGCCGTTCAGAGCACGTGTGCTATACGCGTACGCTAAAGAGCCCTGGGGGGGCTCCAATTCCGATTGGGTGCGCTGGGTTTCGGACATTCAAGAAAACATCGATAGGGTTTTTCCACAAAACAACTACTTCGGAATCGCATCGCTGCGTATTTTGTTCACTGTGGCCCCCTCGTATTCAGAGGGTGTGCGTGAACCCGATTCAGTGATACCTACAGAGGGTGATGTTGACGCAGTGCAAACCGCGCTGACTACAGACCCGTTAGCCGTGTTGGGTATCGAGGTTTTCGTACAAGCCCCCGAACCGTACGCAGTTGATGCCGAAATTGACGTTTATCCAAAGCCCGTCAGTAACGACGTAAAGAACGCGATACGAGCGTCAATCGATACGTACCTAGACACATTGGGTGCAGGTGGCGTGCTGCGTAATAGTCAGTATAGGGCAGCCGTGCAGCGCGGTATCGATGCCGAGTCAACGAGCGATGCATATTTTGTGCTGGTAAGTCTTGCGGGGGGTAGCGCTGCGCAGGATATCGAGCTAAATGACTCACAGCTTTTCATCCGTGGCGATATCACGTGGACAGCATAAACACCTATACAGAAGCGTCTGTGTTAGCGTTTCTACGTCAGGCTATGCCCCCCGGTTTGGTGTGGGAATCGGATGAAGTGCAAGCCTATTTGAAAGGCTGCACTCCGTTTCTAACGACGGTGCTAAACGCGTGCGGTGCAGGGCTGATAAATGAAGCGGACCCAGCCACAGCCACCCATATGCTCGCGCATTGGGCTAAGGTGTACGGTCTGCCCGATTGCGCGACGCTGCCCACAGACGTTGCCGAGTTGCGCCGAGTGGTGGCGGCACGGGGCACACGTGGTGGGCGCCACCAATACAACCACAGGCTAGCTATTGCTGACTTGCTGGGTATCGATATCTCGCGCGTCACCATTGAAAACCTGCGCCCCTTTTCGTGTGGTGACACCTGCGGTTCACACGTTTGGGGTGAAACCCATAGGGCAGTTTGGCGCGTGCTGATTTGGGGTTGGACGCTAGGCACACCCGCGTTATGCGGTGTTGCGCGCTGTGGGGATTCTCTCGTTTCTGACACTAGTAATCCTAACGTTAGTTGTTTCGTTGAAAAGCATAAACCAGCGTACACGCACGCAATCGTGGCGTATACTGACGAACTTCCGGGGGCATAATGTACACCATTGACAACGCAACATCTGTAAGCGCGAAACCTGACAAGCCCACAGCGGTGCAACCCGTTGACTATTGGTTCACGGATGGTGACGTAGGCGAGGGTATTCCCGCGACCGTCATCCCTGCGTGGTTTCTCAATATGCTTATGGCTGAACTAGGGGCCATTGCAAAGCTACAGGGTGCATCGCTGGATAGAACCAACGACACACAGTGTGCAACCGCGCTGAACGGCATCAAAGCGCTACGTGCGTTTAGCGCTGACAGCACCGCAAACCAAGCGACTACCGTAACATCGTTTTTGCTTGGCACCACGGGCAGCCGAGTGCGGGGCAGCAACCTGGGTAACAGTGTCATCGGTTCATTGAACGGGTGCGACAATCAATCGAGCTACGCTAGTATGATTGCCTGTAACGCCGTGACGTTTGCATCTGGCGAGTTTTACAACTTCGCTGCGGCGTGTGTCACAGGTGCGTTTACTGGCACGGGTTGTGCTGCGCTCGCTTCCCAAGATGCAAACCTGTCAGGTGACTATGCGTCGTTGATTTCGTCTAAGGGCAATAGCTCTGTAGGCGCCAACCACAGCGCAGCGCTCGCCTGCAACGCCGTTTCACTTAGTGCAAACGCGGGTGATGGGTTCAACCAATTCGCAGGTGCGTGCAACGGCTCTGCACTCACGGAGTCATATTGCGCAGCGCTCGCCTGCGGCACGGGTGTATCAGTCGATGGGGATTATAGCGCAGCGCTAGCGTGCACAGACGTAAACCTAACCGCGAATAAGACAGGTGCGCTAGCCGCTGACGGTGTGGCTATCAGTGCCACAGGTGGCGCTGCGATGGCTTGTGGACAGACCGCGAGCCAAACTAGTATCGACAAACCGCGCAGCGCTGTTGTTGCGTCTACAGCGTGCGCAATCGCTACGGGCGTTGGTGCGGGCCACTCGGCTATTGTGGCGTCAAAATACGCGTATGAGTCTGACGACTACGTGTTGTCAGGCGGGTTTGACCCGGGTTGGACCGAACCCGAAGCGGGCAACCGCACGTGGGCTATTGAATCACTCGGCGGTAGCATGTATGTGGATGGGGATTTTATCAATTCAGGTGCAGACTATGCCGAGTTGTTCCCTAACGCAGAGTGCGTGCCGCTAGACCCAGGCTACGCTATGACGCTTGCTGATGAAGGCTCTGCGCGTCTGGCGTGCAAAGGTGATTCTGTGTTAGGCGTAGTGTCATGTAACCCCACTGTCGTTGGTAACGAATCGCCATTTTCGCACCACGGACGATGGCTGCGCGACATTTTCGGGCGTCGCGTGATGGCGCCCAATGTCGATGGTGAACAGGTGCCGCAGCAAAACCCCGAGTGGGATGCAGCACGCGCAGCGGAATACAAGCGACGCCGCGACAGACCCGAACAGTGGGTTATTGTGGGGCTTATGGGTCAGTTGCCCGTGCGGGTGACGTCTGCACCCCTTCCAGGGCAGCGCTACCTTACCCCTTCCAGCGTGCCTGGGGTGTTTGAACCTACTAGCGAGCGCACCAACGTGCGGGCTATTGGGGGCGCCCTGGGAAGCGACACAGGGCACACCATCATCAAGGCGTTTGTGTCGGCTGCGGTCTAAGCCTGCGTTGACGGCACGGGAGGGTAAACGGTACACTGCCCCTTGCCCGTGCCGTCAGGGGGTGCCGCAGTGATTCGACTAGAACCTAACCCCATACCCATCCTAGACCACTGGTTAGGTCGGCTCGATAAGACGCTAGCGAAAGCTGCATCTGACGCGCTAAACGACACAGCAAAAGACGCCCGTGCGCGTCTAGTCAGCACGCTAAAAACATATTTCACGATACGAAATAAGTGGGTGCAAAAGGGTTTCCGCATTGTCTGGAGCAACCCCAAGACGCTAACCGCGTTGGTGGGCCACCTAGATGAGTATATGCGTATCCAGGCGACAGGTGGGCGCAAACATGCTCGCGCAGGTGGCTCTGTCGCGATTCCCTACGCAGCACGCAAGAAAAAGACAGCACTAACACCGCCGCAGACGTGGCCGTCACAAATCTTGAAACGGCGCAGGGGTGCGTTTTTGGCTAACGGCATCGTAGGCGTCAGTAAGAGCACTCGACGCAAGCGCGGTGTTAGTGGCCCCTCGCTGGCTAGTGGTGCGTTTACCACTAAGACCGTTTGGTTTTGGAGTCTGCGTAAGTTTGTAGTTGTGCGTAAAACCTGGGATATCGAGGGTGAGGTACGTACAGCGCAACAGGCTAGTTTCCCACAACACTTGGCTAAACGCATCGAACAGATGCGCGCGAGGGTGCGCCCAAATGGAAGTAACTAGAGTTCAATCCGTGCTAAAAGCCCTGGGTGACTATAAGGGCTCTATTGACGGGAAGGCTGGCACGCAGACGAAAGACGCGTGCAATGCGTACCTGCACCGCACAGGTGTAGAGTTCGATTTGAACAAGCCACCTGACTTACCGTTTGCTGAACCTCTGTTCTGGGTGCGCCCCCACGTGTGGCGTGAACCTGATTTTGTGCCACGCTGGAAGGGTAACGCGACATATTGCCTAGTCGCTAACGACGGCTCACGTGGTGGCGAGTTCAAGCCCTTTGCGGGTGTGCTAGACGTCGCTGTCAGGCTGCGCAACCTGGGTTTCAACGTGTCGGCTATGCTGTGGCTAGTGCCAACTAACGCATATGTGCGCGATATGCTCGCGTTTATGCTGAAATGCAAAAAGCTAGGCATCACTTACATGTTCGATGCCGAGGAATCGTTTTTCGCTGTGTCGTCTAGCCTGCAACATCAGGCTGCGTTCAGGGCTGTTGACTCTGTGGGCGCATATGAGTTCACGTGTATTGCGTCGCGCTACACTGCCCCTAAATTTGATAGTTGGCTAGAAAGCCCGCGCTGCGTCGCTACGTTCGTACAGGCATACGCAGATAGCCGAGTGCGTCACGATTCTGCGGGTGGCGCAAGACCGGGATACGTTCAGCGGTACGCGCTTACGCAGTTGGGCAAGCGTGACTTGCCTAAAACGTTCCTGGGTGTGCCTAACTATGGCGACGTAGACTTTGACAGTCTGCGCGTTCAGTTTGAAACGGCTGTGTACGCTAGACCGTGCAGGGTTGGCGTTTGGGCGTACAGCAAGCAAAACGCTAGCTACTTTGACAAGGTGCTAACATGATTGAAACGGCATCAATTGACCCTAGCGGGTTTTCCATTGTGGTCACTGCGGGTGTTAGTGCGCTGTTGTCAGGCGCCCTGTCTGCGGCTATCACGATAGCCAACGTGTCACGACGCTTTGGCGAGATGACGCAGACACTAACCAGCGTAGAACGCAGCATCACCCAGCAAGATGCGTTGATGCGTGAACACGACAGACAACTTGCAGAAATGAGGGGGGCACTAAATGCGGGCACTCGTTATCGTAATTCTAGCGGGTTGCGCAACAATCCAGGGAACCAAGGCTAGGGAGCTAACTACATGCGTGTTAGGCGAAAAGACGGGCGCATTAGCCGAACCGTCATCTTTCATGGCGCATTTGTTTTCGTGTGTGTTGCGTCAATTATCTACTTCACAGCGACAGACAAACTAGATGCAGGCGCCGCTATGGGTCTGCTACTCGGGTTTGTGTCGTCTGTCGGCGGCATCTGGCTGCGGGGCGCAACCACACAGCCAATGCAGGAAAGCCCCGAATCACGCGACAGCAAGGGCAACGCAGATGAAAGCTGACGCAGGCAAGCCTAGACCGTCGTTGATTCCCGCTGACGCACTCGGCTGCATTGCGGAATTGCTCACAGATGCAGCTAGGGAGCATGGTGACAACGGGTGGGCTCGCCTGGATAACGCGACACAGCGCTATTATGATGCCCTGTGGCGCCACGTGCTGGAGTATGGGCAGGGTGTGCGCAGGGATGCGAAATCGGGCTATCCTGTGCTAGCCCATATTGCGTCAAACGCCCTGTTCTTGCTCGCGCTAGAGCTACGCGCAACCCGTCGCTAGCAGTAGGGTATGTGGCGCCACGCAGGCACGGAACCCGGTCTACTCGGCTGCGTGGGCTCTGCCTGTTCGTCTGCGTAGCTGTACGTTCGTGGCTGCGCCCTAAAGCCACCTTTGCGGTAACACGCGGCGTCTTGGTAGGGGTTGCGGTACGCCTTGAACTTGCGCCCCGTGGTTGCGCCTATCAGCATACGCTTATGCTGTACGGGTTCCATATCCGGGATGTTGCTGTCATCGATGATGGGCAGCGCGCAGACACAGCCGTCATCGTACATACCGCAGTTAGAGCAAAAATCGTCCATACGTCACCTAATCCTTGTCATGCACCCACACAGTTTTGCCTGCATCGTTCTTGGTTGGCTTAGCAGGCACTAGCCGACCGTCTACGTACACGGGTTCAGCACCTTTGTACCAGCGACGCATAAGCGACGCAGAGCACTTGACTCGAATATCGGGGCAGTAATGCCCCATCACGCGTTGCATACAGTCTGCAAGTGCCAGCGCTGCATCGTGTGCGCGTTCCTCTGGCGATTCAAGCAAGATTTCGTCATGTATCAGCGCGACGGACCTAGACAGCCACAACCCGGATTGCGGGTTAGTGTGCGCTTGCTCGATAGCCGTAAACCATGCAGACGTGGCAGCGTCAGCAATGCGCCCCTGGAATTGCGTATTGCACCACGTGGTGGCCCGCAGACCCCCTCGCAGGCGCCCCGATTTAGGCTCGCGCAGCGCGCACCCTCTGCGCCCCGCTGTGGCCCGCTTGGCTTCATTGAAATACGCTTGCGATTCGGGCCACGTCCTAGCCCACGTCTGGCATACTTCACGGCTACGTTCACGCGTAAAAGCCTGCACCCAGGCTGGAAATGTGCCATCGTCCTTACGCGTGTTTCTTAGCACGTGTAAATAGAAGCTATCGGGCGAAAGCATCCCAGGTAGCCCAAAGTTTCCGATTTTCGCCAACTGTCGCGTTTCCGCTGCTAGTATGTCACCCGACTTGTAAGCGGCTAGCGTCGCGTCATACGTGCTGCGTAGCAACTCGCTAGCGTAAATAATGTGTGGGTCCTTACCTTGATTGATAGCGTCTGCTAGCCGTGATTGCCCGTAACGCTCTAACCACACCTGCGCGAGCGCTACCAATTCGGCTGCGGGCAAGTCACAGGTGACAAACACGTAACCCGGTCTAGAACGGTAGCACTCGCGCACCCCCTTGCGCCTGGGTTGATTGGTGATGTTCGGGCTACGGCATCCTATGCGCCCTGTGGCTACCGGGTTGTAGAACCCAGGGTGTATGGATGCTCGCGCACCCTCACGCAACCACGGTAGGAACGTTGACATTTCGGTAAAGTCTTGACCCACGCACGCTAGCTGTATAAGCAACGGGTCGCCACTCTCGAAAAGCGTTTCAGTGTTTGCGCGCACCTGCCCGTTAGGAAACTTTGTGGTGGGCTCTGTCAGCGGTACACTTAGCCCCTGCGCAGCATATGCAGCCGACACACGCGCAGCGATAGCCGCTTTACTTTTCTTGAACACTCCAGCACGCGACCACGTGCCCAAACCCGCAGCGGCTAGCGCGGATTGCATCGTAGACACAGAGTGCGAAAGTCTAGCGTCTAGTTCGTCTACAGACTGCGCGTCTGTTGTAACCCCCCACACCTGGGTAAGTTGACAAGCGTACGCCTTGCACGATTGCGCCACCAAATCGGGTAAGTCATACGTGAGCACGATTTCAGCAATACGGTATGCTTCCGTAGCGTCGCTGCTAACGTAGTCTTTGAACTCTGGGGGGTACTGGTTTGGGTGCAGGTGTGCAACCTCGCGGAAGCGCGTTCTAATGTGGTCTGCGCCTTTCTTTTCAACTAGAGGGTGCCCTAACCAAACGGTGCGCATCTGCGCGAGACTTGACGGTTTTACAGGTTCACGCCCTAACTTGGGGCAGTGGTCAAACGTGTCTGACGCGATACGGATAAGCATATCTGCGCGGTCAATACTCAATATGCGCCCTGCACGGTACGCCTTGAATATTGCCAAGTTCAGGCGCCATCTGAACGCGTCATCAAAGTCTGGCATCCTGCACGCAGTCGCCAAGATAGACGCGACATCATACCCAATATTGACGTTGACTAGTGTGTAATCCGAATTGCGTAGCAGGTGGTCAAACATGATGACGGTTTCAAGCGCGTTTGTCAGTAACGCGGTTTTACCGTCTCGAGACCACGCGGCGCAGATAACATCAGGCGCCATGTTGCCCGCGCCAAACGGGTGCGTTTCACAGTCGAAAGCTACTATTTTCACTGCGTCACTCGTTTGGCGCGGGGTTGGCTGTCAGGCGCCGTAGGGGTTAGGCATACCGGGATGGGCGCCCCCACCTTGTTGCGGGAACCCCTGCGCGGGCATCATGCCACCTTGTTGCGGGAACCCCTGCGCAGGCACCATGCCACCCTGTTGTGGGTAGCCCTGGGGTGCACCGTAGCCTGGGGATTGCCAGGGTTGTGGGTAGCCCTGCGCAGGCGCCTGCGGGGGCATCATCCCACCCTGTTGAGGGTAGCCCTGCGTAGGCACCTGTGGAAGTTGCGGAAGCTGTGGCGCACCCTGCGTGGGCACCTGTGGAAGTTGCGGAAGCTGTGGCAGCGTATCAACATCGAACGCAGGCGCCTGTGATTCAGGGCACCAATCCGTCAACGTAAAGTCTTTTTTCTCCTCTTTGGTTTCGATGACTTTCGCATCGCAGTAAATGCGTGCACCGTTGAACGGCTGTTGCGGTTGCGCAGCGTACCGAACTACCGCACCGTCAATGTCATCGCGCCCCGTGACAGCTTTCAACAAGGATTTGACGTTTTTCAGGAACATCCTGTTTTCTGTCGTGTAGACGACAGAGCAACGCAGACCCACAGGCAACGGCTCTGACATCGGCGTGGGCATCTGCAACCCCTGCGGGTTGAGTACCACTTTCGCGGTGAGGGGGCGCCCACCACGCGATTTGACGACGTCCATTTCGCACGTGAACACAGTCACGCCGCTTTTGTCTTCACTGGGTCGACTGTCGATACGATGCACTGCGAAGATATGTTGCCCCGCTGTGATGCGCGCACCGTGCCCATACACAGTTTCATTTTCGATACCTGCGTATGGGTCGCCACCACGCGGGGCGCCCTGCGTGGGCATCATCCCACCCTGTTGCGGATAGCCCTGCGTGGGCATCATGCCGCCTGGGGGCGCGTAGCCCTGTTGCGGATAGCCCTGCGGGGGCATCATGCCGCCTGGGGGCGCGTAGCCCTGTTGCGGATAGCCCTGCGGGGGCATCATGCCGCCTGGGGGCGCGTAGCCCTGCGGGGGCATCATCCCACCCTGTTGCGGATAGCCCTGCGCAGGCTGTTGCGGATAGCCCTGCGGGGGCATCATCCCACCCTGTTGCGGTTGTTGTGGATACATGCTTTCACACTCCTATCAACCATGCTCCGTGCGCATTATTGCGCGCGTCAGGTTGAACTTGAAATCTGCAAGCGTCTGTGTAGACGCGTTTTCCTTTAGTGTCTGCGCCCAATTGGACACTAGCGGGCCAGTGTGCAACGGAAACGTGTAATCAACAAACGGGCTAAGCTGTTTAGGTCTAGCCATACGCCCGATTAGTTGCTCGATTAGCGAACCGCTTTTAGGCGCTTCCGTGACTAGCGCGCGATTATACCTGTGCAACCGCTTACCGATGCCGTGCACGCGCCACGATGCGGCTATCGTGCGGGGCTTTTCGATGCTTTGCACGTCTGTTCCACGCCCGAAGGTTTCAAACCCTACAGCACGCAACGCCTTTTCCATTGCGTCTGTCTGGTAAAACACAATGGCGGGTTGTGGCTGCGCACGTGCCCAACGTGCCACAGCATCGACAGCAAATCGAGATAGCCAGACGTCGCGCGTTGGCGGGTGCGGTTGCCCGTTCCAGCGCTTGCGCGATTGCTCTAGCCACGGGCGCAGCGCTTCATTACCTGGGTGTCTGGGGTCTGCCAACACGGCGTTGCGTATCAGCAACTCCGAATCGTAATACTCGTCTGCGTAGTTCTTGATTTCGCTACGCCAATACTTCGACCACTGTTTGCGCGCTTCAAGCCATTGTTCGTCGGGTTCATTATTCGGCCACACCCAGTGGTAAAAGAACCCAAACGACAGGCACACACCCGTAAACCATTGCTCGGCTGCGGTAACGCACGCATCCCCGTTAGGCTTTACCCCACCCGCTTCTAGTTCGTACAGCGCATTTTCCACAACGTCAGGTGTGTCTATGTGCCACTCGCACACCCTAACCTCACCTTTGTAATCCTCTGCGGTTTCTGCGTCGCTAAAAACCACACCCTTTGCGCTTCGGATACGCTCGCGGTTTGCACACTGCACCACTAGGCGCCGTTCCTCTGTGTCTAACAGGTGAAACGGTACAGTGAACCCATCTTTGTTGTGGAAGTTCTGCGCCGGAAACGCCCACTTGACTAGTTCGTGCCCATAGCCCCATTCACGCTCACCGGGCTTTCCTTTTACGTCAATGCAGGCGGCTAGTGCGTCGAGTTCTGCGGCACTCTTTGGCGACACGACAGGCGACGCACCACGCAACGCCCACTCTGCTAGGTGGGCGTAGTTCTTGACGCTGTTACGCTGAATCGTGCCTGTCATCATGCAGAACGGCACTGTAGGGTGGGCTTTCAAGAAACGCGCAATGCGAATAGTGCGGGATGCCGTCAGGTTTGCTAGCGCGTCAGCCTCATCGCACACAATCGCTAACTCGTCACCAAAGCGTTCGTAGTACGTGCGTAGCAGTGCGGTGCTAGTGTCCTCACTTAGCATATCGTAACTAATAGCCGTCGTGTTGCCATACGTTTGAAAATGCGGAATCGCAACTAGGCGATATTCGCGCATCATATCGTCAACAAGTGGTGCGCGTGTAAACACCAAGGTCTGACGTGCACGCAGCACAGTGCCCATAAGGCAAGCAATTAGCGTCTTACCCCCACCAACACGAACGTAGGCGAACACGCCGCGCATATGCTGCGCAACGGCTAGCACAGTGCTCTGTATGGGCCACAGCTTCACTTTGCCTGTGCGCGCTAGCAATGGGTTTAGGTCCACAGGTGTCAGCGTCGCGCGTGGCAGACTTAGCACCCTTTGTAGTTCTGTGACCATTACCGATTCGCGTTTGTGAGTAGGGGGCCAATAACGTACGTGGCTGGCAAGCGTTTAGTGGGCTCACGCTTGCGTTTCAGTAGCCCCGCTCTGACTAGACGGTCAACATCCCACCTGACTTGGCGCCCATCCTCGTCAGCCGGGAATAGGACGCCCTGTATGCGCGCGCAATCGCTTTCGCCATACGTCTGTATGTATTCCACAATCGCGCGTTCACGCGAGCCGGTTACAGGGCGCCCCATACGTTACACCACAACCACGCGAGCGCCATCCGGGATGGCGGCACCGGGGGCAACGATGCACACGTGCACGGACTCTAGCACCACGTAAACGGGGCTAGTGCTGGCTCGCGAAGTAACCGAGATAGGCTGCGCAGGGTGTGCCGCTTGTTGCGTTACCAGCACAGACTGCGTCTGAACGCCACCCGCCATGATATGCGCGGCGTCATTCCACACGCTGATAAGCGCAGCGCAATCGAGTTTCAGCGCTTCCCGCTTGCCCGAACCGTCATAGGTGCTGCGCGACTTATACGCAGCCTGTAGCGCAGCGTTCTGCCCCACAGACGCCACAAGTTGCGCGTGCAACACTCCGATGTCTTTGAGCTTGATAGACCGCAGCGGTGTGCCTGCGTACGCAGTGAATGACGCAGGCACCTTGACAGCACCCGCAGCCTTGCTAGCGGCGTTGTCTTCATCGCTGTCCGTGTCGTCAGCCTGCGCAGGTGCCTGCGCTGCTACCACGGGCAGTGACGCGGGCGGGTTCGGGTTGATGGTGGCTGCGGTAGGCGTACCCGTCGCCACCACTGCGGGGGCTTGCTGGTAGGGGTTCGGCGCCGTCAGCACAGGTGCGTAGACGCTCGCGATAATGGCGCTAGCGTCAGCGGGTGAAATGCCCGCGTTCTGCACCAAGTAGGGGGCCAACTGTGCGTCAACAGTAGCCTGCGGGATGCCCTGCCCCTTCCACTCGATTGCTCGCGCTTTCACCATATCCACGATGGCGGTCTGTTGCGGCGTCAGCGCAGGCGCCATCTGTGGTAGCCCTGGCAACGCCGCTGCAAGCTGTGACATCATATCGGGTGGGGTAAATTGCGTGTTCATTACACAAATCCTTACAGCGGTATTGCGCCGCTAAGTGCGCAGCGTGCAGCGAAAGGGCACCCGCCATAATCGCCACAGGCTTGCGAATTGAAAGCCACTTTAGTTTCGTCTTGCTCTGTTGATGCTGTGTGCATCGTGTCAAGCAACTCGGTTATAAGTGCCGCTGCCCACTGCAACGTGACACCATCGATTGTGACTGATACCTCACGCGCCTGGGGTGTGCCCTTGGTGGCGTACTGCACCCATTGAAAGACATACTCTGCGCGGTTGTCAGGCACCACTAGCCGATGCACAGGGTATGTGTTGCCCCGTTCGTCGCTGTAGTTGCCTATTACGTGCTCACGCGACAGCACGGCGTGCAGGTGTAGCAGGTAGATTGCACCTTGCAAATCCTCGCGCAATTCCTCGCTCTGACGTTCGTGTGACAGCCGGAAAGACGCCGCTGTTTTGTGGTCTGTTACGCGTCTATCCCAGGGTAACAATAGGTCGATAATGCCCACAACCAACACGGGCCAATGTGGCGCGTATATGGCAAACTTGCGCTCTATCTGGAGTGGCGACACAGGGGGCTTAGGCAAGTAGGGAATCCCAGGGCGCATAATGTCACCTGGGTCTGCACCGCGCAGTAAGTAGCGCTCGATTGCAGCATGGTATTTCTTACCTGCGGTCAACCACGGCTGTTCTTTTTCGTACACCCCTAGGATGCGCCCGTAATACCAGCGACGCAGGCAACGCTGTGCGGTCTTTAGCTGTGATGGTGACGCGTGGCGCCACGTGCGCCGTGAATCGCGAAACGCAGACCGCAGCCATTGCAGAACGGACATTGTCACGGCTCGCGCTTGCCCCTGCCCTTGCTGGGTGCTGCGGGTGCCCCGTTCAGGCATCGCGCACAGATGGCAGTGCTGATATCCCCAGGCGCCTGCGGGTTCGGTCTGTGGTCGGCTAGCAGCGTGGCGCGGATAGACTGCAACCACGCAGGCGAAACCGCGAAAGGTTCCGTTCGGCTCTGCGCAGTCACGCGACCGTCAGCGAGGTACATATCACGCACGGGCAGCACGCAGACCCCGCGCGAATCGTATGGAATGGCTGCGCGGTTGGCGAGTTCAGCGAGTAGCTCTAGCGCATCCTCCATGGCTGCCACGCGTTCAGAAAAATCCTCTAGCGTGCTAGCGAGTTCGCTAGCGGGGTTCTTGGTAGAGGTAACGACGCTGTGTGCCATCGCGCTAAGCTCTGCGCTGATGCGGTATCTGTGGGGGTATACTAGGGGCATGGTGAACACTCGCCACAGGTGAAAGACTGCAACCGCACGATTACCGAACTAGACGGATGGCTGATGATTGCGCATCGTGCGGTTGCAAATTGTGAGTAAAACACGCTGCGCGGGCATCAAAGTATCCCACACAGCGCGGGCTTATGGGCGCCAATCCCACACAGCCTAAAATACAAGTGGCGCGTGGCTGTGAAACGCTACCCCAGGTGTTCACGTTATACGGTACGTGCAAACGTGCCCTTGCAATTCTACCCGTGCAGCATAGGCAATACACCACAGGCGCCGTTCACATTTCACGTGGTGGCTGAACGGTAAGCCATTCCCACGCTACACAGGCGACACTCACAGCGCGCAGGCATTGCACGGCGGTTGGTTAGCCCGCACACCTGCAAGCGCGCTGTCAGTGGCGCTAGTTGGTACGCACACCCAGCGTTAGGGTTATGAGCCCTAGCGCTGGGTGCGGGTGCTGTCGTTGCACAACCCGTCGAGTTGCTTTCCAGGGCATCACCACGCGCGTAAACTCGAAAACGCGCGTGCTGTTCAGGCTGTGTCTTGCCTGCGTCTGTCGTTACTTGCGTTGTCTGTCAACGGTGTTGCGAGCCACCTATTTACAACGCTTTTACAACCCTAGCCACCCAGGCGACGCAGTCATGCTATTCTACGGCCACAGCCTAAATCACTAGTTGGTACGCACGAACAGTGCGCTTGCATCCACGATGCGCGCCCACTTGCGTGCGCTGTGTTCGGTTCGCACTTCGACGGAGTGGCACACGCCGTCAGGTGTAGCGCTAAGTATTTCGGGCTTACCGCTCACACCCCACACGGTGCAGTGGTAGACGTCTACACCCTTTGCGCGGAGTTTGGCGTTATCCGATTCGCCTTTGTAGCATCGGATTTCTTTGCGCCCATCGTAGTGTTGGTGGAACATGCTTGCTCGCCTTGTGTCTGGGGTTGGTTCACAGGCGCCCCCTGGGTGCTAGTATGAAACTAGACCCAGGGGGGCGCAAGCCCTTACCGGCTCTTACCCGCAGGGGCAGCCGGAAGCGGCGCAGGGGCAGCCGGAACCGGGGGCAGCGGCGCAGGTTCCACGGGCGCAGTGCGCGCGTTGAACCGAGCGTTGGCTTTCGCGGCACGGGCGGCCACGGCTGCGGCACGCTCGCTCTGACGGTAGAGCGTCGAGTTGGCAGCCAGATTGCCCATCACGATGCGGTAAGTACCGGGTTCAAGCGTGTTCAGGTAGTTCTGGAACGCGTCAACGACGGCGGTATCGATTTCTTTGGACTTTTCGGACATTGGAATTTCTCGCTTTGCTTGTGGTGGGGCGTAGCCCCGTTAGTTGCGCCTATGTTTGTATCTGTCGCCTGTGGCGCGGTCAAGCGACAAACTGTGATTTTTAGCGCCCTGGGGTTACTTTTCTAAACCCCCGTCAGAGTACCCCTATCAGGGTGCCCACTTCATGCACCAACGCAGGTGTGAGCTTGCGATAGCGACAGATGCGCTTGACGTCTGCGTTGGCTAGCGCGATGTCGAACCACTCTGTGAACTCCACTTCTGTGATAGCATCTTGCAGCGTGGCCCCTAGCAGCATGATGCACAGATTCAGCGTGCGGTGCGTTTCGATGCTGCGCCATGGGCGCCACAGGGTGCTATACTTACGCCAACTTATGACGTTAGAGCCGAACGTATGAAACTCTGCGGCCATGCCGGTAACGTGCAGCGCAGGGCGCACAGTGATAGACAGCGATTCGGTCAACAGTCGCTTTGTGAATACAGCTTCAATTTGTTTCAGCACGGGTAAAACCCCCTTGTGTCAGCTAGCAAAGATTTGGATTTCTTGCGCGTGGTGTTCTGCCCGTTTCAGGTTGCCTTTCAGAGTGTGCATCCTGAACGCGAAAGCGTGAGCCCACAGACGCGCTTGACGGGCCACAGGGTGGTTGACCACCTGGGTATCGCTGTAAGCGCTTTCCGCAGCCACGTAGGCGCCTTCCAAGCGCTCGATAGCAGCCAGACGATTTGACGCGTGCAGCGCTTCCGCAATTTCTGCGTCTGACAGAGCGTCAGCGTAAAAGAACCGCTGCGCGGACAGGCGAGCGAATTCGCGCGCTTGCGCCGCTCGGTTGCGGGTGGGGCCATCGAAGGCGAGCCGTTCAGCCTCATTAGCCGCGTGTTCAGCACGTTGCGCAGCGAAAGCCACGTGCGTCTTGCGGGTTTTGCGCTCTGCGCGAGCGAGCATGATGCTCTGCGCGGCACCTTCCACCCGTTCGATTGCGCAGGCTTCCCGCAGATGATAGCCGTACGCGCTTGCGATACACGCGGTAGCCGCATCGTGCCACATTTGAAGCATCGTATAGTGGTGCGTGCCGTCAGCGTAATGCTGCGCGTCATAGGGCAGTTTTTCCGCAGCCTTCATTTCACGCTCTGCGGCACGGATAAGACGGCGCAGACGCACCAATTCACAACGAACGATGCACTCGTGTTCGTGCTGTTGTGCGTCATCTTTGAACCCCATAAGGGTTGCAGCGCGCACACGGGCAGCGTAACCCCAGGCTTGCGCGTTGTCGGTGCCAACGCTCGCGCAGTGCTCTGCGAACGTCGTCAGCGCGTGGTTGATTTCGTAGACGGCGCAGCGCAGGGCGTCAAGCACACCGTCTTTGTGGAACAGGTTATCAGGCTGGAAAGCCAGGGCGTTGCGCGGGTTGGCGTCCAGACGCGACCACGAAATCAGCGACTCGGTTGCGTAGTCGAGTTGTTTCGCCACAGCCGGCATACGTGCCTCTGGCATCGCGCGCAGAGCGTCGCGAATCTCGCGCGCAGTGGCGACCGTCAGCGCGTGAGGGGCAGTAATCAGCGTGGTGTAGATTTCGTTCGTGTTCATCGGCTTAGCCGCTTCCGCAGCCTTAGCCGCTTCTGCACGGGCCACGCACTCTTGGACGCTCGCGAGACAGCTTTCCGCGATTTTGGCGCGGTTGTCAGCGCTGTACCAGCTACGGCACTTGCGCGACTTGACCCAATACTCACGCGCCTGCGCCGCTTGAAAGCGGGTGTAGTCATCGAAGGCCAGACGTTCACAAGCCAGCCAAGCGGCGTGGGCGCGGTGTTGTGCCATCTCGATTTGTTCGGCTGCGTTCGTCATGTTCGTTGCTCCGTCGTTCGTTGTTTCGTTCATCAGCACCACGGACAGAATACGCATCTAGCAGAAGGGGTCAACTAACTTTCTTGCTGCGTGATGTCGATTTCCACGCAGCAAGAAAGTTAGCCGAGTCAGGGGGTGATGAATTGGCGGTAAGTGATTTTCGGGGCTACCCGTGCCATCTTGGCAACTTCGATGCACTGACGCTCAAGGATGAAATCCCGCTCACCATTACGCGCTTTAGCCACAGCGCTAAATGCCATACTCCACGCGAGCGCGTCCCAGTAAGCGGGCAGCAAGCCCGCACCGTTTCGGATGTCACGTGCGAACTCGAAAGCGTAGGCTGCGGCGTCTCGGATTTCCTGCGTGGTCTTCATGTTCGTTGCTCCGTCGTTCGTTGTTTCGTTCATCAGCACCACGGACAGAATACGCATCTAGCAGAAGGGGTCAACTAACTTTCTTACTTTTCTGCGCGTGGTGCGCTGGGTTTATGGGTGGCGCCCCCTCTAGCCTACTCAATAATACAACGTGCGTGCGCACGCGTAGCAGAAAGCGTGCCAAGTTGGCGAAATGGGTTGGCACGAAAACGCTTTTCTTGGTTGGCACGGTCTTTGATTTTACGAGCTAAAATAACGCGCAGAATAACCGAATCGCTGCTAAGCCACGAAACGCGTGCGGGTGGTACGCGCGTAAGGGTGCGCGTGTGCGTCGCGCAGCGTGCGTTTTTGACGTGCTGCGCGCGACGTTCAGATTTACACGCGCGTTGCCAAGCGTAAGAACAACACGAAAAGTGGCACGCATCTTGCTAACACACGCTCGAGCGGCGTGGGCTCGAGCTAACGCGCAAAATCGACATCGGACCTAAGAAAAAAACTCCACAGCTTCCGCTGCTCGTGTATCTTGCCCGTGGTGCTGATGAACGAAACGACGGATGACGGAGCAAGCAAGATGAACAAAAACCTGAATACGCAAGCTGTGGTTGTCGGGGGCACCAAAACGCACGCCGACACGTTGGCCGAAATGCAAAAGCGCGCCTATGACGCGTGGCAGTACGCAGAGCGTAACGCGTTCGATGCCGAAACCCGTTACCAAGCGGCGCAGGCACGTGCTGCGTGGGTGGCTAGCCGCAAGTGCTCCAAGTATTGGACCGCTGAAACGCGAGCGGAAGTGGCAGAAAGCTGCGCCAAAATCGTGCGGGATGCCTGCGCGGTGCGCGACGGGCAACGCGCTATCAGCGGTGCGAGAAAACACGCGGTGCGACAACTCGACGCAGCGCTTGACAACGTGAAAGCGGTACAGGCTGACGCACTAAACGCTGATGAGGCTGCAAAACTCGCTGAAATCCGCGCGAGCATCAACCACCTTATCGGTTTGATGTCAGGCAACGGGCTTTGATAGGAGGGGGTCTAACATGAAGCCTTACGCGAGCAAGCGGGATATCCAAATCAACGGCACTGCCACCACTCGTGATGGGAAGCTGTCAGCCAAGAACCGCACGCACACCAAGCGCAGCGAGTGCAAGAAAGTGCGTGCGCAGACTCGCGCTAACCTGCGCCGTGGTGAGGGGGTCTAACGTGGACTACTGGCAAGGTTCCGATGCACTCACCGCGCTAGCTCTGACGCCGCGCATCCCGCAGGCTGTACGCGCGTATCTGTTCGCCTGGGATAGCGCTTTCCGTGCGTGCGGGTGGGCAACCGACGGCTACCCACAAGCAATGGTGCAGGATGCTGCCACGGACTGCGCGTTCTGGCTCGATACGTGGCGAGCGCTGCTAGCCCGTGCCCCGCAGGTGCCCACCCGTCGTTACAAGGTGGTTGTGGTTGTGTCGCTGGGGTTGACCCCCACGCCACCCGTGAGCTAGTCTACTGCCAACCCGGTCTTAGGGGGTCCAAGTGTTTGACGATTCATCAATCCCGGTATCAGATGCCCTGTTGACCCACCTGGGTCTAGATGCGCCGATGGTGCGTCTGGCGTGGGCTATGTACCCAACTAGACGCAAACGCGCGATTTACATGCTTGCTGTGGCGTCGCTCGCTGAACAATGCGACGCGCTAGACGTGGTGCAGCAAGAACAACTCGCACACCACGCGCTAGCAATCGCGTGCGCCATCGAACGCCCACAGGGTGTTGATGTCGAGTATCTGTCAGACTGCGTACACGTGCTGACTAAGTGGCAGCCATGACGCAATTTCAAGAACGGGCGTCAGACGCGTTTTACGCTATGCGCAGCGCACTAGCGCGTGACGACATGTCAGATGCGGGGCGCCTTGTTGTGTCGGCTCTGTTTCTGTTGTGTCTAGCGCGCGCATACAGTGAACGCGGGTGGCTAGACAAAAGCCTAAACGCGCTGCGCAGCGCAGAACTATACCTGTCAGACGCGCACGCCGTGATGGGTAGCACCCAGGCACCCACGCGACGCTACAGAGTGCGAGTAATTCACAATCCGTAACGAGGGGCATCTAGCATGAAAAAGAAACATCTAAAGCTGAAACTTCGTGAGCTAATCGACACGTGCAACGGGTGGCGCGCGCTTTATGCAGATGTCTGTTCACAACTGCAAGGGGCCAAAGCCCAACTTGCAGACGAACAACACAAAACCCAGGTGTTGACGCACCAACGCGACGCGCACCGTGATGAGTGCACGCGCCTGCGGGCTACGCTGTCAGAGTACACGGACACAGCAAAGGTGCTGCGTGACGTGCTGGATAGCGTGCAGCATGGAACCGTCATCAGCGCGTGTGAAGAACTCAAATCCCTGCGGGCTAAGTGTGCCCCTAACGATTCAAATACACGTGCTCTAAACAACGTGCTGGACGTCAACAAAGAACTAAACGCTAAGATAGACAGATATCAAGCGGAGATTACTAGCCTGCGTGCGAAGCTGTCAGAGTGTGAACGGGCCAGCGCTGACGCTACGGCGCAAATCAAAAGCCTGCAAGATGCCCTTGCGGGCAGAACACACGACTATGACCACGTGTGGGCAGAAGCGCAAGCGCTGCGCGAGGAACGCGACGCCACACAGGAAAAGTGGGCCATCGCGCATAACGAGTGTGTCAGCCTGCGCGCAGAGTTGTCTAGACAAGTAGCCGAACAGGCGCAACAACTAGACGAAAGCGCGAGTGAGGTTTTGCGCCTGCGCGCAGAGTTGCTCACCGCACTAAACCAACGCGACGAGGCAAAGCGCGATGCGGATAACCTCGCAGATTTGCAAAACGCGGAAATCGCTAGGCTTACCGATGTTGCTGCGGGCTTACGCAGAAAACTGCACGCGCGTGAGTCTATCCCAGCACGTGACGACAGACCCCTCCCAGGGGGGCCAGAATCCAACCGATGACGTGCAGCGAGTGCGGGCTAGCCTTGCTCGGTGCAACCCCCTGTGGGTGTGCCAGCCTGACAGCGGCGCAACTGCGTGCGATGCTGCGTCTAGCGCGTCAACACAACGACAAACTAGGCGCAGCGCTCACCGCAGCACAGTACGAAAACAAGTGCCGCACCGCAGAGCGAGACGCCAACGCGGAAGCTAAATACACGCTGGGTGCGCTGTTTGAAGAGTGCAGGGCTGAACTACACACGTATGACGCAGGCGCAGCGCTGGCTATGATGCGCAAGCGTGCTGACTCTAGGTTCTAATGCTAGTCACAGTGTTACCTGACAAGTTTCCGTGTAGTTGGCGAGCCACTAGCCTGACAGAGCTAGACAAACACGGTAAGCCCATACGGTTCTTTCCTGTGTTGCCCATCAGGCAAGCGCTAGAACACGCATACAACACAGATGCACACTTCGCCTGCGCCGTGCTCACGCAGAACGGCACCCCCTGCACCACTAGCCCGCGCATCAAGCAACACGCGTACAACACACTAGACGTGGCTGGGTGGCCCGTGCGCTTTGGTGTGGCTGCGTTCGATTGTGATGACCCAGTGGCCCACGAACAAAACAAGTTGTGGGAAGCATCGGGCAGCACCCAGCGTATGGACGCAAGACCCGAGTGGCGTGCATCGTTTGCGTCTCGATATGCAGCCTTGCCAGAAAACACGCGTGCTGCGTTGGCGTGGTATGAATCACGCGCGGGCTATCGATTGGTGTGCATATTGCCTAGTTGGCTATCGGCTGCGCAGTATGCAGATTTTCACGCTAGGGCTAGAGCGTGGTTTGTGGCGCGGGGCATCCTAGTAGACCCCACCTGCAAAGACCCGGCCCGCTTGTACCGGCTGCCGATGGTGCAGCGAGACGGTAGAACCGAACGCAGGGCTCTGTCTACCCGTGAGCTAGAGCGTAGCCTACCGGCTGAAACGGTGGCTGACATCCTCGCCTGTGAACCCCTGGGGGGCTCTAGGGACTCGGCTAGCCCGGATGACCCCTACGCAGACCCAGCCACAAACGCACTTACAGCCAAGATAACCGAGAATCGAAACCTAGTGCTGACGTCGCTAGCGGGGCGCCTGCGCTCGATAGGGCTAGAGGCTAGCGAGATACGCGCAAACCTGCGTGCTGTGAACGAACAAAGATGCTCGCCACCTTTGGACGTTGCAGAAGTGGACCGCATAGCGGACAGCGTTGGGCAGTACGCCACGCGCGAGGAATTGCGCGGAAGTGAAGCGAACCCAGCGCGAGCGCTGCCACCTGAACCGCTCGTTGATACTGACGTGCGGTTTTTGCTGGGGTCTGACGTCGAAATAGCTAACGCCGTGCTGGCACACTTTGAACCCGCAGGTGCACCACAGACTGTGTATGACCGTGGTGGGCTGTGGGTGTATCAGCCTGCGCGTGGTGTGTGGGGTAACGTCAACCCGGAAGCGGTACGCAACCAAGTGCGCCTTATGGATGGCGAGTGGATAGCCACAGGCAAGACGGGCAACGATGGGCGCCCTAAAGTTACTCGGCTGCGTGTGAGCGGGAACCTGCCACGTAACGTGGAAAGTGCGTGCTATGACTTGCGCTCGCGCGAGGGGTTCTTTGACGCCGCAAGACCGGGGTTTGCGTTTAGTAATTTCTTTGTGACAGTGCAAGCGGGCAGGGTGCAGGTTGAACCACACAGACCCGAGAATCGAGTTACAGCCGGTAGTGTGTGGCCTTATGTGCCCACTGTGCAACCGCTGCGGTTCTTGCAGTTTTTGCATGACATATGGAACAACCAACCCGACAGGATGCAGCGTATAACGTTCTTGCAGGAGTTCGTGGGTGCTGCATTGTTGGGCATAGCCACCAAGTATGAGCGTGCTGTGATGTTCACAGGCGACGGGGCTAACGGTAAGTCGCGCTTGGTGACTATGCTTAGTGCTCTGTTCCCAGATAGCGTGAGCACCGCAATACCACCACAACTGTTTGATAATGAGTACCGCAGGGCAGCGCTAGCGCGTAGTCGCTGGAACGTGATAGCCGAGTTGCCCCAACAGGAATTGGTGGGCAGCGAAATGGCTAAGGCTATCATCAGTGGTGACGTCACAGATGGTAGAGAGATAAGACAAT